GCGACCCGTCCCCGGCGTGCCACAAAGGATGGAGTTCGTTATGTCGCACCAGAACACCCTGCCAACGACGGCAATTCCCGTTCAGGTTATCTATCAACGCCCAAAGCCACGCATCGCCAAAGGCATCGTGGTCTTGCTTCTCTCGGGCCTGGCGGGCCTGGTGATTTTTGCGATGGGACAGGGCGTATGGGGCGCTATCTGGCGAGGATGGCTCGTCAACCTGCTCATCATTGGCGTGGTGTACCTCTTCGCACATTAGCGCCCCCATTGCCCTACTTCGTTGGCGACGTCTTACTCTTGCGAGCTGATCGGCGACGATCTCGCTCTCGTTCCAGGTCCTGCCACGCCCAAAGCGTGCGGACGGTGCCTTTCCAGTACTCCGGCAGGTCCTCAACCTCCGTTGCCGGTATGCCGAGTTCCTTCCCTACCTGAATTGCGAAGATATCGGCGTCAATCTCTGGTAGGACTGGGGGAACGCCGTCTTCGCCTCCAGTTCGTTCCCACATCGCCGTCGCGTTGTCGTACGCCACCGGGTTATTCGCCCTTAGCGTGAGCGCCTCCGCTCGTTCCGCGATTTCCCCTGGTCCGGGAACACCTCTTCCGTCAACTGACGCATGATGCCGGCGACGATCGGCGTCGGGAGATACTGCGTGATGCGTGGGTCGAGCGGGATGGTTTCTCCCTCTTCGACCAGCACGTTGCCGTGGTAGTCCTTCAGTTCCCCTTGGAGGTCCCAGGATTTGAGGTAGTGACACATCGTGCTCGCCGAGCGGATGGCATCGATTTGTGCCTCGCTCATACCCTCGGCGTCCTCATCACTGATGAGGGCTTCCATTGGGGCGAGGGAGATGCGGTTGCGGTAGTACTCGACGCGGATTTCGCTGCGCTCGTCGGTTTCGTCATCCTTGAATTTCACGACGAACTGACGAACCTGGTCGCGAGGGGCAATCTTGGCGATTGATGGCATGGTGCAATCCTTATGCTCAGGGCCGTCTCGCGGCCTCTGGCGTACGCTCAGAGCGCCCCGGCAGAGCTTCTGCCGGGGCGCTACGGGCCTATGTCCCAGACAAACTGGGGATGGCGTTCACAATTTTGAATGAGAGGGCGACGCCGGAGACCGGGTCGGTGACGATGCGGCCCGAGTATTCACGGGCATGCACGCCGTCAACGTCGTCCGGCTCGCCAGCCTCGGTGTAGATAATCGTCGCGTCCGTTTGGAACAGGTACTTGTTCGCTCCTGAAATCACGTCTCCTTCCCACTCGCAACGGACGAATACGCGAGTGGCATTGCGGAGCCTGGCAAGTTGGGCATCGGCCGTCGCGTTGCGGCCGAGCATCAGCGTGATCATGTGCTCCTGGTCGCCCATATCGATGACGCCGTCGGAACTCTTGGATTTGTTGATGGGCCTGACGCGCTGCATGCGCTCGCCGATGTTGACGCCCATTTCGTAGGCGTAGAGCAGTTGGGTGCCACCGAGTCCGGCGCGTGTGGTGTCGAGATACACGTTGCCCTGCACCGCGGACGCGGGGACGGCCGGAATGGAAAGCACGCTGTCCGCGCCCGGCGTGGTCGTGGTCACGGCGATGGCTGGCGAAGAGCCGCCAGTGAATGAACCAGCCGCCGTCATCTGCGGAACATTCAGGCCGGCGTAAATACCGCCAAACGTGGCGACGTACGGAGTTCCGGGACCCGGACCACCCGTGACAACGATGTCCCCCACCTCAAAGGCGGTCAGCGCCTCAAGCGCCGTCTGTACCGCTCCCGCAGTGGCGTTGTAGGCAATCGTCGATGTCGTCTCGCCGTAGGCACTCAAGGTGAAGGTGCCACCGGACGGCGTGCCGGTGATGGTGATGGTTTGCGCCTCGTTGGTGATGCCACCGAGTGATTGCCCGGCGAGCATGGCCTTGCCGAAGACATCGCCAGAGAAGTCGAAGCCATCGGCGCGACCACCGCTGATTTCCATCGTGTTGAAAATCAGGCCAGTGACGAGGTCGGCTGAGTCCGAGAAGCCGTTCGCGAGGGTGTAGGACACGGGCCGGAGCGGCCGGCGGCCGTCCCAGGACCACGCCCACTGATAGGCGGCGGGTGCGCCACCCAGCGAGGTAATGGTGGGTTGGCCAAAGAGGCCAGCGAGGACGAACGCAAGCCCGTTGTAGTCGACCTTGCCCTCCATCGAGCCTTCAGAGAAGTCGTCCGTCACTTGCACGATGGATGGAATGAGGGCGCCAGGAGGGGCGAATGGGTCCGTTTCCACTGTCGCGGTCGGCGTGACGCCGAAGCCATCGACTTGTAGCCAGGCAGGAGAGCCAGGCGTGGTTCCGTAGGTCTGCTCGCGCACAAAGCGCGACTGTGCCCCTTGGAATGAGTTGATATTCGCAGGCATAACCGAAGCTCCTTGAGCATCTGCTCTTGGGACTCCGGTCCTCTAGGGGCTCCGGTCCTCTGCTTGTGTGGCGTAGACCGTCTACGCCAACCGACTTACCGCGCGAGCGGTTGAATATCTCCTGCTTGCGCCACAATCCAGACGCCCTCCGGCGCAATGCGATTGATGGCTCGGCAATATCGACACTGAATCCACAACGGCTCACCCTGCCACGGCTCGTGACGCTGAGCCAAAACCTTGTCGCACCGCGGGTCCGCACAGCGCACCCATGGCACAATCGGCACACGACCCATGCGAGGCTTATTCGGCATCGCACGTACCGTCATCACGCACCCACCGGCCGTACGACGAGGTCGTAGAGGTGATGGAGCGGTGCCCATATGCCGGCCGGCGGCGTCGGTATCTGTGCGATATCCGGGCCGAGGAACCGGCACTCAATCGTGAACGCAACGGCGTTATGAACAAAGCGTTCAATGATGCCATCGCCATTCGGACCGACCAGCGCCACCATCACCGCGAGCATGGCCGGCTCGAGGGCCTGCTGGCTGTAGCTTGGTTCCCACGCGGTCACGCGCCACATCATGCCAATCTGCACAAGCCCGCGGCCAATCGGAAAGGCCGACTTCCCGCCACTTGGCCCATAAAACCAGTGGCTGATATGCCGAGTCGTGACCTCCGGCGGGGCAATATTGGGATGAATCTGATTGTTCCCAAGCGCCGCAATCACGGCCGATGAGCCGCTGAGCTTGGCGTACACCCAGGCTTGCGCCGTGGTCTCGGGAACAAAGAGGCTCATCCGCACGCCTGCGCCGCGAGCGCCGCACTGGCACCCGAGGCAATCGCTGACCCGACCTGGCCCGCGGCGCCCTCAATCGTGGGGCGCATATACGGTTGCGCGCTCATATAGCGCGTCCCGAACTCGACGTAGACGCAGTGATCCGTGTCTGCCGTCAACGTGAGTTGCTTGTCGCCGACCGACATCGTCTCGCTATCTCGTAGCGCACCCGTGTCGACCGGCGTCTTACTCTGCATCGTGGACAACAGTTGTGGGCCGAGCGTGTTGAACGCGTCGCGAATACCCGTCGCCATCGCGGCTTTACACGCCGGAAGGTGATTACACTTGATGACGATTTGCACTTTGACGCCGCTCGCCATGACTATTTCGCGTCTTCTTTCACCGGCTCGTCGACAACCTCAACCACAAGCTCTGGGGCTTTCGCTGCCTTCTCCGCCTTCGGGGCCTTCGTGGTGGTCGTTGGCTGCGGCTCGTCTTCGGCAACAGCGTCACCCTCAGCCCCAGCCGCCTTCTTCTCGGCCGCTAGCGCCTGGCGATCGCTCACCGACTCCCAGGTGCCACCCCGGATATCATCTGGGACGAGACGAGCGGTAATCGATGCGCCGGGATGGGCCTTGCGTAGCGCCGCCGCGCCACCGTGCCAGGCAAATTCCTGCCCGTCCGCGGTGGTGATTTTGTAAACCTCTGCCATGACAGACTCCTTTAGGTCGACGCCTTCACCGCGACCAGTAGCTCATTTCCGTGGCTCTTGATGCTGTCACCGCTGACGACTTGCAGCGTGGCCCCGCTGGCCACAATGCGGTCATCTGACTGCACGATGATGTCGCGTGGAAGATGGATGATGTAATCCATTTCCGGGCCAAAGCGCTGCCCGAAAATGCGTTCTGTGGCCACCCGACCAGACGGTGCCACGCGGCACTCGATGGCCGGGAGATCGGTGTACGTCCCGACTGGCGCCCCACCCGCATCAACGCCATTCGACCGGCGTTGAATCACACATAAGTCGGTGCGCAGCTTCCCGAGCACGCGACCAATGGCCGCATCAGCACCAACCGACAGCAGTGGGTTACGGGTAATCGTCATCCCACCACCGCCTCGCACCACGAGTCATC